GTAGTCTATTACAACTCTTCTACAGGATTGATGACCTATGCGACTGCTCCTATAGGTGCTCAGTTTGTAATAGATTACGATTACAATATAGTAGGATTGAAGAATGGGTCTAACGTCCTTTTTACAACTAGTGCAACCTTTATCGTAAATACAACCAGAGTTTTCTTAAATGGTCAGAGACTAACTCGTGGTGCAGGATACGACTATATTGAAACAGGAACAAACCAAATAACTTTCACAAACCCACCAGTATCAACTGACCTTATTATAATCGAATACCAAATCTAAACATCATGCCAATAACTAAAATTAAAAAATCCCAACTCGATGCCCTCACGATTGTGAATGCGGACATCGATGCCGCTGCTGCTATCGCCAGTTCGAAGTTGGCTGATGGTGCAAACTTCACTAAAAAAGATGGAACTGTAGCCTTTACAGCAGATCAATCCTTTGGAGGATTTAAAGCAACAGGTTTAGGTACTCCGACTAACACAACAGATGCTGCAACTAAAGCATACGTAGATTCAGTTGCTCAAGGTTTGAGCGTTAAGACTGCAGTACGTGCAGCAACAACTGCTAACATTACTTTGAGTGGTACACAAACCATTGATGGTATTGCTTTGATTGCTGGGGATCGTGTACTTGTAAAGAACCAAACTACAACCACACAGAATGGTGTATACGATGTTTCGGCAGGTGCGTGGACACGTTCAGCAGATTCTGACGCAGGTTCTGAGTTAATAAACGCTTTCTACTTTGTAACTGCAGGAACTACCTTACAGGCTACGGGCTGGACTCAAAGTACTCCTGGTCCTATAACAATCGGTTCAACAGCAATTGTATTTAACCAATTTGCAGGAGCTGCTGACTTCCAAGCAGGTAACGGTCTTACTAAGACGGGTCTTACTTTTGACGTAGGAACTGCATCTTCTTCTCGTATTGTTGTTAACGCTGATAACATTGACTTAGCAACTTCAGGTGTTACTGCAGGAACATACAACAGAGTTACTGTAGATGCTTATGGTAGGGTTACTTCTGCTGTTGCTGGAACTACTGATAACTTAGTAGAGGGTACTACTAACCTATTCTTTACGAACGCTCGTGCTCAATCCGCTATCACAGGTGGTGCTTCTACAATAGTTACTTCTAACTTGACCGCATCTCGTGCTTTGGTATCAGATGGTTCTGGTAAAGTTGCCGTATCTACTGTGACTTCTGCTGAACTTAGTTATGTATCAGGCGTAACTTCTGCTATCCAAACTCAGTTGAACAATAAGCAAGGATTAGATGCCACTTTGACCGCTCTTGCTGGTTTGACCACAGCCGCTAATCAGTTGATTTATGCTACAGGTGTAGATACTTTTGCGATGTCTGCGTTGACTGCATTTGGTCGTTCTTTGATTGACGATGCCGATGCTGCCGCTGGTCGTACTACTTTGGGAGTTGTTATCGGAACCAACGTACAAGCTTGGGATGCTGACTTAGACGCAATCGCTGCCTTGGCTGGTACTTCTGGATTCTTGAAAAAGACTGCTGCGAATACTTGGTCTTTGGATACTTCTACTTATATCACAGGCAACCAATCAATTACATTGAGTGGCGATGCAAGTGGTAGTGGAACAACCGCTATTACCGTGACTCTTGCTTCTGTAGGAACTGCTGGTACTTACACCAAAGTAACAACTGACGCTAAGGGTCGTGTGACTTCTGGTACTACTTTGTCTACAGGTGACTTGCCTGCAGGAACTATGAATAGTAGTAACTTTGTAGTAAGAGAAACTCCAAGTCCTGCTCCTAACGGAGTAGCTACGACATTCACTTGTACAGGTAACGCTATCGCAGGTTCTGAAAGAGTATACTTGAACGGTGTATTGATGGAGCCAGGCGCAGGTAATGATTACACTGTAGGTAACTTAAGTCCTTTGACAATTACCTTCTTGTTCGTGCCTACACCTACAGATAAAATTAGAATTAATTACTTGAAATAATCATGCCTAGAACTCAAATTGGAACTACATTAATAGAAGACGGCTCTGTACGTAGAGTAGACATCAACACTGTTACTACAACTCAAGCGTTAATTACTAAAGTACTAGTCAATTCCCCTCTTACTATCAGTAGTACGGGGGTTGACTCAGGAACAGGTGATGTGACTTTAGGACTTAATACAGCCAATTTGGTAACTAGTTTTAACACTAGAGTCGGAGCAGTAACCTTAAGTGGTAGTGATGTAACTACTGCTCTAGGCTTTACTCCCGTTAGTGGTAATCAAACTATTACTCTTTCTGGCGATGTAACGGGGTCTGGTGCTACAGGAATAACAACTACTCTTGCTAATAGTGGAGTCACAGCAGGAACCTATCGTTCTGTTACGGTAGACGCTAAAGGACGAACTACTGCAGGAACAAATCCTACTACAATTTCAGGATATGGTATTACGGATTTTTACGCTCAGGTTGTTACTGGTTTTGTAACAGGAGCAAACAGTACTGTACTAAATACTGATTCTTTGGAAGTTGCACTTGAAAAATTACAAGGACAAGTTAACGCAAGACTTACTGCTAACCAAAGTATTACTTTGTCAGGGGATGCTACTGGGTCAGGTACTACCTCAATTGCAGTTACTTTAGCAAATACTTCTGTTACTCCTGGAGCATACACAAATGCAGACATAACTATTGATAGTAAGGGAAGAATTACTGCTGCTGCAAATGGTTCGTCAGGTGGAGGAGGTTTTACAGGAATGTTTACAGTCCCTACAAACCCTCCAGGAATGCAGACTTTGGATATACAAAATGGACTTATTGTGAATGTTTTGTAAGTTGACTTTTTCACTTTAAACATTATATTTGTACTATGATAAAAATTGAAGATGTAATTGTTCCAAGTAAAGGCACAGGCAAATACTTTGCAATTAAATGCTTAAATTTAGATATTAAAAAATCTAGTGAGGCTAGCCCTACTTTCTATTGGGAAGTTAAGAAAGGTGCTCCTTACGCAATTGATGAAGTTCAGACTGAAATTCCAGGAGAAAGTATTCTTGATGGAAACTTATTTATGACTTCAGAAGAGTATGCAGCTTGGGGAAATGATGACTCCTATGTACTTAATTGGGCACTAGCTAAACTTGGCTTTGTTGAGTTGAACGAAGAAGAGTCAGCAGAATAACTAAAATAAAAACCAACCTATATGAAAAAAATTGATTTAAACAAAGCCGTTACAGATTTAGACGGTAAAGAAATTGAAGGTTCTAACCTTGGTAAAATTGTAGCTCAAATGCTTGTTTCTTCAAGTAAGGGAGATGCTTTGAAGTACATGGCATGGGCATTGAAATTACATGCATGTGAACCATTGGAATTGGATCCTTCTGATGTAGAAACTTTGAAAAACTTCATCAAAGACCACGATCAGTTGACTATTCTCTCCAAAGCACAAATGCTAGATTGCTTTGCCTAAAACATTGCGCTAATTTTTTAGGTTCAACTGATCAACCCCTCTTCACGAGGGGTTTTTTATTTCCGTCATTCGGATAACTTTAGGTTCGTCTACGTAATCTGCAATGATTACTTTGAGACCTTCTATAGACATTATCTTGATTTCCATAAGTATTGAATCAGATATATCATCTTGGAGCTTAAACATATCCTTTAAGGTTTGTTTATATTGCTCTTTGGTAATAAGTAGAGCATTTGGGTACTCTCCTCTTGACCTTGTATTATTATTCTTGAGTCCGTCTTTTTCCGACTCTAAATAATACTCGTGGATTTTTTCTTGGATTGTCTTGATCATAACAATGCTTTTTACTGCACCTTATACTTGGTAAAGTCCGTAGTAACTGGTGATTCATTTGCAAAGTAATAGACTTCTTTCTTATTTCCAAACTTAATTGTCTTGTAGAACGCAGTTGGAATAGTTGCACCTGTGGGCAACTTGGCAGCCTTCGGTCCATAAATTACTCTTATCTCTACTTCTACTTTACTTGTCTTGGCTAACTCTCTTTCATATGCTTCTAGTAATCTCCATGCACCTCTATTAAGTTTCTCATGCTGAAGAATACAATTTAAGTAAGAGAATGTCTGCCATAGGGTTTCTCTAGTACAGTTAAAGTCAGCTGCTGGTGCGCAGTGTCCTTTGTCCCACACGTTGTTCTCATAGTCTTTTCCGTCTGATGTCTTTACACTATCGTTAGTGTAGAAGTCCATTCCTTTGCGAGGATAACTTCCTGTAGGACATTGTACGGTATACCATACACGTTTAGGCTGTTGGAGAACTTCTGAGTATACACAAGAGTATATAGGAGTCTTGATTAGTACACTGTCTCTTTGTGCACTTACTTCTAAGTTAAGTAGAAGCAATAGTGCGAATAGTAATTTTTTCATAAGATAAAACCAAGGATTGCTAGAATAGACATACCTACAAAACCATACTTGTAAAGCTTCATCTCTGCGTTCTTACGGTCAATGGTTCTGTTAAGGTCATAGACTTCTTTTTTAGACACCTCTATCATCTGTTGATAACTAGGAACGATTGAGTCCTTGTAAAGAACCAATTGCTGGCTATCCAGGTGAATAATAGTCTTAAGAACAACTACACGTTCCCGTGCTTTGATGCCCTTAAGAAACTCGTTATTCAACTCCTTTAGCGGTAAGCTGTCTAGAGATTGTGAGTAAGAACTTTGTGCCGTCAATATCAGGCATAGTGTCAAGAGCAATCTGAATAGTGTCATACTTGAGGTTGATTTTTTCATAGTAACTGAATTGTTCGTGTTTAAGTGTGTTTAATGAGTCTACTTTACTAAACATGACTTCATTGCGTTTCTGCATAGAATCCATGTATGCCATAAACTTTTCTTCGTTTCCGCTATCTAAGGATTTTCTCTCCCATAACAAAAAGGCTACTGCGATTAACAGTAGCCCTATTATAATAGCTTCAATTTTGTTTTTCATTTATTTTATGTTGGTCGATTTTTTCTAAGATTATCTGTAGTAACTCGTTCTTTATTAGTCCAGCTCTGGCAGCATTCTTCAATGCACTTATAAGTTGGAATAAAATAAAAGGAGCACAGATGGTTTCGCTTAACCAGAATGTTCCTTGAAAACCTCTTTCAATCATCAATATACCTGTAAGCATAAATACCCAAACCATTAAGGTTTTAATTACACTTACTGCTTTCTTGGTCTTGAATCCTTCTAGTTTAGTTCCTGCCCACACACCAAAAAAACCATCGATGAATACTACAGCTACAATAGCCAAGTACTGTTCGGCATTGTCGGCAGTCAACTTCAAGAAGTAACTGCCAACGAATGCACAAACTGTAGTAAAAGTTATAGCTAACAAAGAGCTTTTCATTATGCTTGAGCTTCAGTCCAAGATAAACGTCCGAATACACTAGAAGTACCTGTAGTCAAAGCCTGTACTACAACGGTCAAGATATCTGGACCATCAGGATAGAACTGAGTATTTACAGTAGTTGTTCCTCCACCCAAGATTGAGTTGGAAAGATCTCGAATCTGTCTCAAGTCATAGGTAGAAGTACCAAAAGTAGCACCACCAGAGTTTACATAGAAACCACCCACAACTTCACCACCTACCATAGTACGTGCTGCACCGTGGAAACAAACTTGAGCTAGGGAAGAACCTCCCACGTTAGTCCAAGTGTCAGCAGCACTTACAGTTCCGTTAAGAACAAGTGATACCAAGTAGTTACCTTGAGCATAGATACCAATACTGAACAAAGACAACTGCATGCGGTTAATAATCTCACGAATACCGAAGGCACCTGTCAAACCTGAACTTACTGAAGGAGCAAGACGGATAGACATCAAAGCAAATCTGTTTCCTAATGTAGGAACTGACAAAGAAGTTGTAGTACCTGTAGTAAAGATGAACTGTTTATCTTCATCAAAACGACCATCCATGATTACTGAAGATCCCCAGTGAGAGATAATCGGTGCGGCAGTAGGTCCTCCAAACTCAACTCCGATAGGAGCATTTACGTTGAAAGTAAAAGCTTGTCCTGTAGTTGCAGACATAGGAGAAAAAATAACTCCTGTTGGGTTAGCAGCTGTTGCAGCGTAAGCAAAAGTAATTGTAGTTCCAGATACACCTACAACATATGTTCCATCAGGGAATCCTGCAGAAACAACACGCTGACCAACTTGCAAGTTAGCAGAAGATGCTACAGTACCTACTACAGAACCAATAGCAATTGTAACAGCAATACCCGCAGGTTCTCCTGCTCTTGCTCTAGTTACTCCTGTAAATGTGTTAGCAGTCTTACCTGTGTAGTTCATATGCTCAATGGTCGAGCCGTTGTTCACTACAATAATTCCACTGTTAGGGAAAGCACTTGCATCTGCTACGTTGATTGTAGTATCTCCAGCACCTATACTTGCTGAAATTCTAGTTGCAACAGGAACGGTACTTGTTTCATAACGAGCAGGTAAGTTACCTGTTCTCATGTATGCCTCAAGATTTACGTTGTTGTTGGCTAATTTGTGGCAATAAGTTACCGCACCGTTAACACCACGGAATCCCCAACGAATCGGTCCCGCACCGTACCAAGAATAGTCGATGTAAAACATCTGCATCTTAGACAAGTCTAAGTTAAAACTAGATGGGTTAGTTACTCCACCTGCTCCGTTCATTCTATCAATGTTCCAAGCAGATTGAGGAATTCTAGTATCAATAGTTTTGGTCACAAAAGCAAAAGAAGGAGCTACAATTGAAGGTCCTCTATATGCAGGGTTAATTGTAAATTGAGTATCGCTAATTACACGACCAACTTTATAAGATTGTCCCTTAATCACAACCATGTCATTAGGACTCAACTGGGTTGAATACTCAGAACCAGTACCTGTAACAGTTGTACCACCGTTTGATACTACTGCGGAACCAGAAATTTGATATGTAGATGCCCTACGTACAGCAAACAAGTTAGTTCCGTCAAATTCAAAGAACAAACCATTCTGATCGTCATACATACCAATACGAACACTAGAGCCAACCCAAGAGTTTACGTTTACTTGGTATTGTCCTGAAGCAGAAGCAGCAGATGGTGTAGAAAGAGCAGTATAAGTAAATCTAGTAGGAGTAATAACTCCTGTTACTGTAAATGTACCATTGTAAGCAGTTTCAATACAACCAGCAACAGTAATACTAGCACCAAACTGTAAGTTGTGAGCTTCTTTAGTATTGACTGTAACTGTAGTTCCAACAGAAGTAATCAAATCAGGGTTGAATGATGGCTTCATAATAGAACCTGTAGACATCATAACACCTTTACCAGATTGATAACGGAAGTATTTACGAGTCTGACGAACCAACATTTCATTGGCAGAAGAAGCGTTAGACGAGAATTTAACACCACCATCAAATGCTCTGTGCAATACAGATCCTACAGGACGAACAAATATAGAACCACCCGTAGGGTTAGCAGCAGGAGCAATACTTGAGTAGTATATAAATTGTGTTTCAGAAACAATACGAGCAACAATCCAAGCACCGTTTGCGTTTGCTTGAGAAGAACCGGTTACTACAATTTCGTTTCCTAGTGCAAGTCCGTGAGGGACAGTAGTAGTTACAGGTATTGCTAAACCAGAACTCCAACCAAAGGTAGGTGTACCACCAATTACAGCACCTGTATAAATTTGACCTTGATAAATAGCAGTTACGTTTGCGTTCAAGATTGAACCCGTTGTAGGGGCAGGAAAAGCAGCAGTATAAGTAAAGGTTGTACCCGTTGTGTTTGCAGTAAACAAACCATTCGCACCTTCAAAAGTAGCATCTTGAATAAATACTGGAGAACCTGCGTTAATCGAAGTACCTGTAGTTACACTAATCACACGAGAACCTGCTGTACTAGAGATTGCAGTAACAGCCAAAGGAGTTTGTACGTTGTAAGTAGCGTAAGGTCTGTAGTTAGTCATGTTGATTGTTTCCCACTTTGTTGGCTGTGTACCATATTCAAAGTCAGTATCAATCATTGATTGAGGCTGAGATACCCGGAAACGATCTACTGGATCAGTAAGAGTTTCAGAAGCTCTCATTGGTAGACCAAACTGCAAGTCACCACCAATGGTGGGACGCATAGTAGCAGGTGCAAGAGTAGTAGTCGTGTTAACAGTAGCTGGAGCAGCTTCTATCGACACCCTTAATCTGTTTTGTCCGTTGGTCTGATACGCTGTAGCAGATTCCAACGTGTGGGCTAGTTGCCTAAGCTTCTTCGCCTGTTCGTTTAGTAATTGTGAATTATCCATAGTGTTATCTTTACGGTCCAAAGACCCGGCTTATGCCCGATAACACAAAGTTAAGTTTATTTATAAATAAGTCAAGAGGTTAATCAAACTCATCAGAACTTGGAGCTTCGACTGTCTGAGGAATTTCTTCTTCCTCTAGGTCTAATCCTGGTCTTGACATATAGAATGGTTTCACTCCTGTAAATACTTTGTTGGGTTCACGTCCGTCTTGAATCTCATTTAATCTTAAAGAATAGTTAGAGTTTAATACTTCCATCTCGTCATAGATTTCCTGAGGTACATCCTCACCAGCGGCTTCAAATGCAGATACTCTCTTCTGTAGTTGCTTAAGCTGTTTCTTGTACTGCTTTTTAGCTTGGGCTTCTTCTGTACGAGTCTTCATAGTCTCAAGACCATCATGATTTTCAAGATAGCGAGTACGCAACTCTTTCGTGTACGTCTTAGGAGTGTAACTGTTAAATGCTCTGTTTTGGAATTCAATAGACTTAGCATCTAATCCTAGCATAACACCTTTAGTTCCTAGTATCTCCATAGCAAGTACACCTAAACCTGGCTTACCTGCCTGAGTTGGGTGCGTCTTATCCCAATCAATCTTATCAGAGTTTGGTCGATACTTATAGTAAGGGTCTGTGCTGTACAAACCATTGTCCCAATCTACAAACTTTCTGAATACACTGAACGGACCAAAGATAGACCAACCTAACTTCTCGAAGAATCCTGTACCGTTTGCTTGTTCTTGTACGTAAGTAAACAACATCTCGTTCATACCCCAAAGAGTAAATACACCTTCAGCTTCGTTAGCTATTTTCTTTGTCAAGAAACAAACGTAGTCCTTCCAATCAGCCTCTCCGTCATCTTCACACTCAAGAGACAAAGCCATCTGACTGATAACATTACCTAGAGTCAAGTAAGCAAAGAAGTTAAATCTAAATTTAGCCAATGCTGCCTTCTCTGCCTTAGTCAAGTTTTTACTTGCTTCCCAGAATCTTCCATACTCAAAGAAAGTCTGTTGAAGGAAACGCATCATTGCTAAGTTAGCACCTACAGTCTTAACACCGGCACCATAGTGAATGTTTCCTACTCCCCACTCTGTTTTAGCATGCATAGGAACCCATTTCTTCAAGAACAGAAGTTGGCGTACCAAAGCATACTTGGCTACAGTAGGTTGTCCGATACTATCGTATACACCCTGTGCACGGTAGTTAGCAGTAGATATCTCATCCTTAATCTTTCTAAGCAATTGAGGAGAAACCACTACATCAGGTTTGATGGCAAGTGCCCCGTTTACTATGTGGAAAGCATCTTTAAGCTTAATCTCTCCACCAGTAGTTAGAGGTACACGATACTTATTAAGCATGGCAAAAGTTGTCTGCGCAGCGATATCATATTCAGTATACTCTCTTAAGTTAGAGACAAACTTATGGAACTTAGAATACTTGAAGAGTCCTTTGTTAGACAACTGCTTAAACTCTTGCTCGTAACTAGATTGAGTTCCTCCAAAGAAATCAATGATCTGCATACGTAGAGGCTTGTTACCTGTCTGAGCATGACCAGTGATAAAGTCTAAAGACAATCCCATAGTCTCTTTGTAGGCAGCCAAGTAATCGCTGTAACTCAAGTCATAGAATCTACGGTCTGCCAAGTTGTTCTTGTAGCCGTTAAAGTAGTTAGGGAACAAAGAGATGGCGTTAAAACCCAAACTCTTAGCACCAGCAAGTCTACCTGCACCATGTAGGATACCGTTGGCTACTTTAGCAAAAACGTTCTTAGGATTATTTACTCCTTTACCGTATAACTGACGGTCAATCAAATCACCAATTACTTTATTGCTTGAAGAACCCTGTTTATTTAACAAAGAAGCAGGTGCCTTCCTACCACTAAGCAATTCTTCCATTGCCAGAATAGTAGATTGGTACTTACGATGGGTTCTAAATCTAGCAGCAGATGCTGAGTAAGAAGCAATGGCAGTCATAATATCATAAGACTGTTCTTCTGCAGCCATAGGACGGCTATATCTTACGAATAACTTACGAGACTCCCTAGTAATAGGTTCTCCAAAAGCATCTGTTTGTTCTGCAATACCAAAAGTTTCATCCTCATCACCCAATGCTTGACGTGTTTCACCTAACAACCATTCTTTTTGTTGGTTCCACCAACGTTTTAATGGATTAGGCCTGTTACGGCTAAAGAAGTCAAGAAACAACTCACCCCCTGTCTTATAGATTCCAGGGATAATGTCACCTAACTTATCTTTCTTGTAAAGTTCAGACTGTGCACCGTTCAATGCATCACGCATACGACCAAGCAGAACTTTCTGATTGCTTCTTAAACTATCATAGTTAGCGTTATAGTAAGGACCTGAGGTAGTCTCCTTGAAGGTAGTTTCTCCCAACACGTGGTTAGGATTCTGAAACTCTGTACTTACTTTAGGACTAAACCACAGGAATGAAGGAGCTTCTTCCTCAATATAAGACTCATCATTGGGCCTAGTTACTCTCCACATAAAGATAGGCTCCTCTACGAGAACAGTTTCCTCTCTCTGAGAATCGTATCTTACTTTTTTGATGTGGTTATCTGCGTACCATGCAGACTGTTTAAATGCCTGGCTTACAAGTCTCTCAATAGAAGAACTATCTAAAGTAGGATTAGCTGTAGCTATTTGAGTACGCAAACTTGCTTTGATGTCCTCTACAGTTTTCTCGTAGGCTTTTGAGTTAACGTTACTCTGTAAGTCTTGAAGTTTTTGGACAAGTGTTACTAACTTATCCTTAGTGTCTTTATCTAAAGGAGAGTTCTGACGAGTAAGACCTTTAATCTCCTCGATACGTTCTTCTAGTTCTTTAGCAGTCTGACGTTGACCATCACTAACTTCGTTAGGCATGTACTCACCATTTCTATCTTTCTTACCCTTAAGCAAGTTAAATAGATTCTCATACAACTCAGTTAGGTTATCACCTCTGTCACCCAACAACTGTTGAATCTCACTAGTAATTAAAGCACGCTCGTCATAGAAAGCCTGAGAATAGGTAGTACGTGTGTAGATAGAAGCCCAACGATTATACTCATCGTAAGCATCTTGTTTTAATCTAAGAGCCAACTGTCTAGCAGAATCATTCTGTGCAGCCTTGTATTGACTCTCGGCAGCAGCAATAGCTGACTGTAACTTCTGTTTACGTGAAGAAAGTGTCCTGGTGAATACGTTTAAGGTCTCGTCAGATAGTTTAGGATAAACAGTAGTTGGTACTATCTTTACGATAGGTTGACCTTTGGCATCCAGCAATGGCATACCATTGGCATCAAACTGAGGAATCTCGGTATTTGATTTAGCAGTCTTCCAATCGATGATTGCTTTTGCTACATCATAAGCTTCTCCCTGCTTAAGATTACCTAAAGAATCGTAAAGAGATTCCATGTCATCCAACTCTGCTTGGTTTAAGCGGAGTAATTCAAACGCTTCTTCTGTAATCTCACCACCTACGAAAGCTTCTCTAACAGCAGCCATCTCTTGATAAATGCTGTTACGCTTGTTACGAATCTCTACAGGTAACTTAGCTTGAATCTCGTAGTATTTATCAGTGAACGGACGTTCAGTATACTGTTCTTTGAACTTCTCAAGGTTCTCAATTGCCTCCTGTACCTTTTGTTCCGCAGCACTGCGCCTAGCAACTGCCTCGGCACTCATGTCAGTCGGGTCTAAGTCAGCCACATCATCCATACCATGTTGAATGTTGTAGTTCTGCTCAGTCATGTAGTTACGCATCTCTACTGTCTTAGTAGCAGTATTTAAAACTAAGATACGCTTGTCTTTATTAAGTACTCCATCAACTACCTCGTACAAGAAAGTCTCTCTGTAGTAAGGCTTGTAGAAACTTCTAACGTCTACAATAGAACCACCAAACTGTGCACCCTCTTCAGCGATGATGTCTTGCATCAAGTTCTCCATCTCACTACGTAGAGTAGTCAAAGAACCTCTGTGCGAGATATCCATACCCTTCAAGTAACTGGCTACAAGTTGTATTCCTGGATTCTTAGTGGTAGTGGCTGTGTCAAACGCAGCAAACAACTCACTATTGGTATCCATAAGTAGCTTAGATAGGTTCTCCCGTGTAGGAAGCTTATTGGTGTAGTCGTCTTTACTGTCTTGGATTCTATTCAAGATATTACCTACAGATACAGGCAACTCAAATGACTGCTTAAACTGCCTAAAGTTTGTAAACTCTTGAACAGCTCCGTCTGTATAGGTTACTACAAACTTAGAATCTACACCGGTACCTACTTTACTGATAGCACGTACAACACGGTTTCGGTAAGTACGGTCTGCATTGTTTTTATTAGCTTGACCTACTACATCAAAAGACTTCTTAGACAACTGAGAATCTAGTTGCTGGATGTCTTGGTTAATACTTTCAATCAATCCTTTAGTAGCCTCTTCGTAGTACTCAGAAAGTTCATCTAGAATAGGCTCTTGAATGTATTGGTTGTGCTTCTCAACAATAGAGTTAAGCGACTGTTTCAACCAGAACAAGTTCTTCAAGAAAGGATTAGTGTTTACCTCTTGTTTAGCAGAAGTTTGAGCCAACTGTACGATAGATGAAACTGTGTTAGGCTTGAATACACTTCTAGCTAACGCTCCTTGGTTATTAAATCTATCTCCAGTGATTTCTTCTATGTGTCTCTGTACAACTAATGCTTGTTTGAAAGCCCTGTGAATATCGCCTAGCTTTTTTCCAGGAGGTATGTTAGGGTCTTGGCTAAGTGTCTGCAAGTGGTCAATCAATCCTTGAAAGTAGATTGACATGTACTGCATGTAGTTTGCCAAGTCTAGTACAGCCTCTGCTACATCTTCTTTGGTAGCCATGGCCTTTATCCGACCTTTAGAAGACTCGAATACGGCACCTGCTTGTCTTAGAGAAGTTGACTTTCTAATCTCTTCACTAGTAAAGTACTTGTTGGTATCCATCAAACGTGCAAACTCTTGGTCAGTGATTGCATCAGAGATTAACTGAATCTGCTTAATGGCAGGACTAAAGTCATCTGGATTATTTGGGTCACGCATCAAATGCTCAGTGAACGCATCTATATCCTTAGGCATAACCCTACTGAACATGTAATCGGATACTTCAGAGTTAGTTGGGTAGAACTCAAACTCAAAGTTAGGATTATACAACGCTGTTACGATGTCTCCCAATGTATCAAACTTAGGAGTTACAAATCCTAAATCAGTTAAGATGTCTGTAAAGAACTGTACAATGGTATTGTAAAGACCTGTCTTGGGAGTGTACTCGGTTGCTTGGGAACCAACCTCAGTAGCAATTACTTCCTCCCAGAACTCTGCAGTACCTTTTAACTCAGGGTAGTTAGCCTCTACATAAGCTTGAGATGATCCTGTAGGATTCTCTGCATGCAATTTTTCTACTTGAGCGACAAGTTTACTAAACGCTTCTGGATTAGAAGTCCTTAGACCTCTGATAATAAAGTGTGAGAACTCATGCCAAGCAGTATCTTCTTTTACCAAGTAGGGATTGACAAGTATCTGTCCGGTTGCTAGGTCTACACGAGCAGCACCATCAATCCTAGTATCCCATGCCCAAGTTACACCTGGGAACTTGGCTACCAACTTGTCAAAGATTTGCCCAAACTTACGTACGTTACCTCTCTTAAGAACATTAGATAACTCCATGGTCTTTTGGAACATAACATTACTTAGCGGCAATACCTCTCCGTCAATTAACAATTCATTTGACTGGATTAACTTCTCCATCAATGCATGCTGTTCAGCATCTAATGCTTCCTGCAAACCCATCATTTCAATCTCAGCACGTATCTCTTCCTCTTCTACGGTTTCTACTAGATCAACTATATCAGCAGCAAAGTTGTATCGAGGATCAATCTCTACGTATACTCCAGAGTCATCGTACCTTGCCCAAGCAATCTTCTTGCCTCCGTTGATGATGTACTTACTATTAATCTTTAGAGCAGTAGTATCAGCATAGCCAAGAATCTGGTGTGGCTTTACATACTCAGTACTAGTGTGGTAGATTCTATTACCAATCAAAGTCACAGAAGGCCTGTTTTTAATCTTCTGAGTTTCAGACTGCCATACTTTGTTACATATATAAGCAATCTTCTTACTGTAAGTATCTAGACTAACGTACTCAGGGTTTTTCAGTAGGTCCTGTGCAAGCTTTAAGTTTACCTCTAGTCTTAAGTAATGGTTCTTAATGTCATCTAGAGTAGCCTTACTATACATGACATTAGTTACAGGTGTAGACGCAGACGTTACAAACTTCTTAAATCCTGCTATGTCTTGTTTAGATCCTAGTATATGGATTTGTTCGGGTTCAAATACAACTATCTCTGTATTACTCCCCCTTGGTCCTACTAAACCATCTATTCCTATCTTAGCTAGTTGTTCTGAGTAATTACCAATGTATTTTCCATGTAAGCCAGATGGATTTTGTCTTTTTGAATCGTGAGGTATACCGCTAAGTTCTGATAAAGCATTTTCATAAAGAGGAGTGGTAAAGCTGCTTTTTTGGCCAGCATAACTACTTTGATCTATGATATCTCTTTTTGTAGATAAATTTTTAATATTTAGTAATACAGATTCTGTGTTACTTCTCCATGAGTCATATTTATTAGTCCTATCAACGTAAAAATAAAATCCATCCCCCAAAACACCACCATCAGAGATACCTATCATATCTTTTCTGAATCCCTCCTCTTTAATTTTACCTTGACCGCCATCATGATAAACAATACTTTTTACTTTACTATCAGGAAAAATAGTATCTAAGTATGCAGAGTATTGTTTTTGTGTACCTACAGAAGATAACTGAGGATTAGATACAAACAACTCCTCTACTCCCTCCTTAATAGATGATTCATTTGTTTGAGTACCATATCTAACAAATCCACCTACCAACTCGTTTACTTCAGCCTCATTTAAGGTCTTACCTGTAAAGTTTTTTACCCACTGTTGAATACCTGACAAGAATTGTTTCCACCAAGTAGGTTTAGGTTTATCTACTAAAGTCTCTGCCCACCTTGCTGCCAACTCCATTAGGAGTTTTGCTTTACCTTCTTCTGACTCTGTACTAAATCCATAGTCTTGTAACAAACTTTCTATGTTTGTATGTCCAGTTCTCTTCAGTAACTCAGGAAGTTTTTTCATTAACTCCTTCTCAGAGTTAAACAATACTTGATAAAGTTCCTTCGTTCCTTTCAACTCTTTAGCCATCCTAAGCATACCTCTGTGGGCTACTTCGTGAATAGCAACCTTAGGAGCTTCTTCTGGAGATACATTAGATGCTACTACTACGACTTTATCATTCTTAGGATCATAGTACCCTTGTATTTGTTTTGAACTAGTTTTAGAGAAAGGAAGGTCATCTTCTAGATTATACTGTCGGTATATTTCCTCTAATCCAGGTATATTTCTACCTTCTTCTGGTAGGTAACTCCAGATATAAGGAGTATTAGTAACAACCTCAGTTGCAAGTTCTCTGTAAAAAGGAACGTTAGTACTTATGTGTCTTATGTTATGGGGGTCTAAAAGAACTGCCCTTCTTGCTACAGTTTCGTCATCTCTAAGTTCTTGGGGAATTTGCTGAAAAACATTGTTCTCGTTTTGTAATGCTAGTAATTCAAGATTGTCTAGAGTTTCTTCTACAGAAATCAATTGTGCTGCAATTAATTGCCTTCTATTTCTCTCCTCTGCTCTTAATTCTTCGTACTGGTCTACATCAAAATCATAATCTGGATCATAAAAATCTGGCTGTTCTTCGTAGTCAAATGGATCTATGTAACCTTGAAATTCTTCTTTATACTCAGAATCTACTTTTCCTTCAGACTTTAATTGTTGAGCTCTTTTAACAGAATTATTGTTTAAGTCTAAGTTATGCTTTTCAAAAAATGCTATTATATCATCTAAATGATCTATTGGTGCTACCCCATTGTTAGCTCTTGATGTAACTTCTTTTACTGGTCTTTTTTCTTTATCTTCTTCCTTTAGGTTTATATAAGTAAATTCTACTCCACTTGGGTTTTTAGTTGTTTCAGAAGTTAATAAATTTTTATCATCAAGTTCTTCTTTTCTATCAGAATAAATAGCATACCCATCTTTTAAATAACCATCAGATTTAAAAAGATAAAATACTTTAGTACCATGTAATTGTCTAGAGCTTGTGTTATTTATTCCTACCTCAACCCCTGCAACAGTAATACCATCTACGATCAGTAAGTAATTATCATAGTTTTGTACGTAATATTCTGTCATAGAACCAGAAGTACACCAAGTAGAGGGAGACAGTTTTCTAAGAGTTTCTAGATTTGTTTTGTATTGTTCTCTATCTGATAATTTTTCATCAGTTTTAGCTGTTCTAGGCACATGCACCCAATATCCCTTACCACTAGCAGAAGGTTCATGATCTACAGAATCTGATAAAGTAGCTAGAACCTCTTGATCATATAGTTTACCTATCCTATTAGCTTCGTGAGGCTTGTTTACAACTATGCCATACGCTTTCTGAAGTGCTACCTTGCTTAACTGTAAAACATACTTAGACCTTCTTTGTGGATTCAAGTACTTAATAGCGTGAGTTAACATTAAGTCTCTAAAAGGTACTGGGTACTTCTCTAAGGCTTCTACCCACTTTTTAAAACTATTTAAAGCTAACTCATTTGACTTAAGTTCAACGTGGTTCTCTACCTTAGCTTTGTTGTTATATATAGTATCAACTACTTTCTCAAGTTGTTCTGTAGACCTAAACTTTTTTATATTTCCAATTACTGCTTTGTTCTTACCAGCCCAGTTAATTAAAAGTTCATCTGTAATTCCATTCTCGTTCAGGATCTCCTTCATAGAAAGGAATAGATCCTCTCTACCAAGTATATCTAAGGGAACAAGGTCCACTACACTAACAGCATTACTAATTTCTTTTGGTAGGTTACTTTTAATAGCATTCTCAACAGTAGTAACGGATGTTCCTAGTCCAGGGGCTACTGTACTTAGGTTGTAGTATTTAGCAGGAACTTCTCCCTCATACTTATCCCAGAGGTAATAAGCATATTCAGGTACTACACTAAGCAGTTGATCAAACTTAGCTTTTACCTCTGGATCATTTAAATTAGGACAAATCATCTTTACAAATATAGTTTAATAATAAAATTACACAATCAATTAAGCCCCGCCACAGAAGTTTTCATGGTTATTACTGATGTCTGCTAACTCTTGGAAAGTATCCTTGATGGCCTCTCTTTTGATTGCTTCGAAGTTCTCAGGCACAAGTGGTATGATGTTACCAGATTCATCGGTAGTTGTAGTAGGAACAATACTGTCTCTAACTTCAAAAATCTTAGGAAGAATTACGTTGTCAGGTATGATAGCATTGTGCTTAGCAAAGATTGAACGTATCTGAGGAGTGGTCCAACCAGCTTGCTTAACTCCGATAGCAGTAACCAAGAACTTCAAGTTAGGATTGTCGGCAGCAGTCTTTAACATACCTACCACTGACTCTTCTACAGCACTTAAAGGAATACTATTTTTAGCACCTATCTTAAGTTTACCGTTCTTCATTGATGCGAACTTCGTAACAACTCCGTAAGACATACCGTTCGTACCTTGCATAATACGGTCAGTAACTCCGTACTCAGACCAGTAGCCTTTGGTTCCTGGTTCTAGTACATTGTAGTTAGGTTTACCGTTTTTGTATTGAGCGTATCCTGCAGAACCTGATCCGTGGTGGCCAAGTGTATTAGCACCGAATACAAAAACCTCGTTAGGCTGAAGTTCAAGTACTTCTTTAGGAGTATACTCACGATTTGGATTATCGTTACGAGTAGTCAAGCTAGACTGAAGTACCTTACTACTAGGAGTAATAGATTCTCTAGTCAAGTCGTAATCCTTAAAGTAGAACAAGTCAATGTTAGGGTCTTTAGTACGACTAAACTCTGGATGTACTTCCTTAAATCTACGAACAAACTTAGCTATGTGTGAATCTCCTAAAGAATCTAATAAGGTATCCATCTGTTCAGACAATACGTTATTGATAACAGTACCACGTTCTTCGCTAGTGGTCGTCACAGTTTCCTTAAGAACATCAGATAGTTCTTTGTTCTCTTTGGCGTTATAGTCTGCAATCA